TCTTTTGTTCTTGAAAATAATTCAAGAGTCATAGCGGCTGCTACATCTTCTGACGCCATTCGTGGTTATTCTATCAATCTTCTATTCATCGACGAAGCAGCGTTCATTGATACATGGGACGAATTCTTTACATCGGTTTATCCTACTATTTCATCTGGTAGTGATTCTAAGATCGTACTTGTTTCAACACCAAATGGATTAAATCATTTCCATAAAATATGGGTAGAAGCTGAACAGCAGAAGAATCAATATAAACCTATCAAAGTCATGTGGTATGATGTTCCAGGCAGAGATGATAAGTGGAGAGAAGACACTATAGCTGCCATGAGTTTCGATACTGAAAAGTTCGAACAGGAATACTGCGTAGAATTTTTAGGTAGCTCTGGTACACTTATCGCTGGTTGGAAATTAAAAGAACTAGTGGCAAAGATTCCTATCTTTGATAAGAACGGTATAAAACAATATGTAGAACCAAAACAAGGTCATTCATATGTTATGGTCGTGGACGTTTCACGTGGCAAAGGATTAGATTATTCTGCTTTTCAAGTCATAGATGTATCAAAGATGCCATATGAACAAGTTTGTACTTTTAGAGACAACATGATCACACCTACAGATTATTGTTCTATCATCCACAGGATCAGTAGGTCTTATAATAATGCATCAGTGCTCGTAGAAATCAATGATATTGGTGGCCAAGTCTCTGATATGTTATATTATGAATATGACATGGATACATTGTTATCTTCGGAAAATGATGGTAGAGCTGGTAAAAGGATCTCTTCAGGATTCAGTGGATCCAGCGCTGATAAAGGCATCAGAACAACTAAAACAGTGAAGTCTGTAGGTTGCTCTATCATGAAACTTCTTATAGAACAAAATCAATTGATAATAAATGATCATGAGACTATACATGAATTGTCAGTATTTTCTAGAAAAGGAAAGTCATATGAAGCAGAGTCTGGAAATCATGATGACTTGGTCATTGGTTTAGTACTTTTTGCATGGCTGTCAGATCAACATTACTTTAGAGAGATGACTGATATTAATACTTTGACTAAAATTAGAGACAAAGATGATGAACAAATAGCTAGTGAATTGACACCATTTGGTTTCTTTTCTGAAGGAGAAGATGAGCCAGATTTGGATCTTCCAAAAGGAGAAAACTGGATGTGGGCAAATGAGAAAATGACATGAGATGTCTCTTTTTATAAATAAAATAAACATTAATAATAATATTTCCATCTATGGAAGGAGAGAAAAATGCCATTTCAAGTTAGTCCAGGCGTAAACGTTTCTGAAATTGACCTAACAACGGTAGTGCCTGCAGTATCTACAACTGAAGGTGCTATTGCTGGTATCTTCAGATGGGGACCTCTAGATAAGCGCGTCCTAATTGATTCTGAAAATGCATTGGTTCAGCGTTTCGGTACACCACATAAAAATTTCGCAGAAGAAACATTCTTCACTGCAGCAAGCTTCCTATCTTATGGTAATAAGCTTTATGTTGTTCGTGTTGCAAATACAACAACTGATACAGTAAACGTTGGAACACTTTCAGCATTTGCTAACGTTGGAGCTGTTTCCAATCTTGTAGCTCAAATCGTTAAGAACGAAGAACACTACGAAGACATGGATGGCAACTTTGATGCAAATGTTCTATATGTAGCAAGATATCCAGGCACAATTGGTAACTCACTAAGAATTTCTGTTTGTGACTCAGCCAATGCTTATCAGTCAAATCTTCTATTAGCTAATGCTACTAATGATCATACTGGCGAATTTGTAGCAAACTCTACTGCTTTAACAGTAACAGTAACAGGTAACTCTGCTACATTCAATACTAATACAGGCATTGATGCTAATGGTTTTATCTCTATTGCAAGTAACTTTATTGCTAACGGTACTACAGTTAAGTATCTAACTGCTGCTGGTAACACTGCTCCTACTGGTTTAACAAATAACACAATTTACACTGTTATTTTCTCAAACTCAACTGGTATTCAGGTTTCTTCAAATAGCTCAGTTGCTGGTCTAATAACACCAACACCAAAAGCAAATTCAGAAAATCATACACTTGTTGCATGGAGTTTAGCTCAGACTGCAGTAATTGCGGCTCAAACTTCAATTAGTACTGGTGACCTTGTTAAGGTTGGCAACGGTTCTATTGGTGAACAGTATCTTAAGATCACCAACGTAAGTTCAATATCAACTACAAATACAACTCTTTCATTCACACTAACTTCATCTGATAGATATAGACTACGTGAAGCTTATACAACAAATACTATCAATCGTTATTGGGAGTTTTACAATACCGTTGATTCTGCTCCAGGACAGTCAGAATATGTTGCTGAATTCGGTAACACATCTGCAAATGACCTTATGCACGTAATAGTTGTTGATGAAAACGGAAGATTTACAGGTGTTGGTGGAACAATTCTAGAAGCATATAGAAATCTTTCAAGAGCAGATGATGCTAAAACTGCCGATGGTGGAGCTCTCTATTACAAAACAGTAATTAATGAACAATCAAAGTATATTTGGTTTGCAAACGATAGAACTGGCGCAGTTCATAACAACGCAGTGAATATTGTTAGCTCAACAAATCAAGCACCATTAAACATTCAATTTAATTCTGGACAGGATGGTTATGGCGAGCTAAATGCACCTCTCTCTGTTATAGCAGCAGGTTATGATAAGTTTGTTTCAGCAGAAGATGTTGATGTTTCTCTTATCCTTCAGGGTAAAGGAAAATCAAATGCTGATCTCGCAAATTACATCATTGATAACGTTTGCGAAGTAAGAAAAGATTGTGTAGCATTTATTTCACCTTTAAAGAACGACGTTGTCAATAATTCTGGCGACGAAATGAATGCAATACTAAATTTCAAGAACAACGTAAGAAGTTCATCTTATGCAGTTGTTGACTCTGGATATAAGTACATGTACGACAAGTACAACGACGTATATCGTTGGGTTCCATTGAATGGTGATATTGCGGGTCTTTGCGTACGCACAGATAGTACAAATGATCCTTGGTGGTCACCTGCAGGCTTTAATCGTGGTAATATTAAGAATGTTATTAAGCTTGCTTATAACCCTAAGAAAGCAGAAAGAGATCAGCTATATAAAGCAGGTGTAAACCCTGTAGTTGCTTTCCCTGGTCAAGGAATTGTACTATTTGGTGATAAGACTGCTCTTAATAAGCCATCTGCATTTGATCGAATTAACGTTCGTAGATTGTTTATCGTTCTTGAGAAAGCTATTGCTACTGCTGCTAAGTTTACACTCTTCGAATTCAACGATGAATTTACAAGAGCTCAGTTTAGAAACTTAGTAATACCTTATCTTAGAGATATTAAGGGTCGTAGAGGTATCACAGACTTCTTAGTTGTTTGTGACGGAACAAATAACACACCTGAAGTAATTGATCGTAACGAGTTTGTCGGTGATATCTACATCAAGCCAGCTCGCTCAATCAACTTCATTCAGTTGAACTTCGTTGCTGTTAGATCTGGTGTCGCCTTCTCTGAAGTTGTTGGCAAGTTCTAATAAATAGAAATAAAAAAGGAGTCTAACGAATGGCTTTTAATATAGATAAATTTAGAGCACAAGGTCTAATCTTTGGTGGTGCAAGACCAACATTGTTTAGAGTAAAGATGGAGTTTCCCGGAGTTGCTCCGGGAGACAGAGAAAGAGCAAGTTATCTTATAAGATCAACATCTCTTCCTGCTTCTACTGTATCTGCAGTTCCTGTACCATACTTTGGTAGAACTATTAAAGTTCCTGGTGACAGAACATTTGAAGATTGGTCAATTACAGTAATGAATGATGAAGACTTTGGTCTAAGAGATAGTTTTGAATCATGGCTAAATGCTATAAATGCACATGCTTCAAATAGATCAGTAGGTGATGGTTCACCTGACTTATTCAAAGTTGATCTTACAGTAGAGCAATTCGGTAAGTCTGGTCCAGGAGATGATTCTGGTGTGATCAGAGCTTATAAGTTGAATGGTGCTTTCCCAACATCTGTTGGTGCTATATCACTTGATTGGGACTCAACTAATACTATTGAGTCATTTGATGTTACATTCTCATATGATTATTGGGAACCAGTAGCCACAGAGAATGGATCAATTTATAACGTTGAATTAAATCCGGTTTAATTTAATAAATTATATTATGTAACTTTAATAAAAAAAAGTAGGTATTGATGGCACAACTATTTGGATTTGAATTCAAAAGATTAGAAAAAGAAGAACAGCTCCCGTCGTTTGTTCCACAGGAAAACGACGATGGAGCTGTTGTTGTCTCCGCGGGCGGATCTTATGGTACATATGTAGATTTAGATGGTACTGTAAGAACTGAAGCAGAATTGGTCTCTAAGTATAGAGAAATGGCTATACAACCAGAGATAGATGCCGCAGTAGATGAAATCATTAATGCATCAATATGTGTTGATGAAAATGAAATAGTTAAGATAGATTTAGATAATACTAATCTAGATTATAAAATAAAAAAAGCTATCGATTATGAATTTAAAAATGTATTAAATTTGAGTTGATTTTAATAATACGGCTTATGATACGTATAAAAGATGGTATATTGACGGAAGATTATATTATCATGTTGTTATTGATGATAAAGATACTAAATCTGGAATAAGAGAAATAAGATATATTGATCCTCGTAAAATTAGAAAAGTAAAAGAAGTTTCTAAAAAAAGATCTAAGAACAGTGAAGTTACTTTAACTAAGACAGAAGCAGAATATTACATTTACAATGATAGAGGATTTAATGTTGGTAATAAAAATATAGGACCAACAACACATTCATCTGGTTTAAAAATTGCAAAAGATTCTATAATTCATGTCACTTCAGGTTTGACCGATAGCTATGGTACTATGGTCTTATCGCATCTTCATAAAGGCATTAAACCTTTAAATCAGCTTCGTACACTTGAAGATGCTACTGTAATCTACCGCATATCACGTGCTCCGGAACGTCGTCTATGGTATATCGACGTTGGTAACTTGCCTAAGATGAAGGCAGAACAGTACGTAAGAGAAATTATGGTTAAACATAAGAATCGTCTTGTT